GAATTTTCCATATTAATAATGATTGATAAGTTTTTTATTTAATAAACTGTTAAATGCCAATTTGAATGGAATACTTGTATTACTACTTGATTTCATTCCTAATTTATCATCCATAATTTCATTATATTGTTTAATATCTAATTTATTTTCGACTGTAAATTTTATACTAAGAAATTCTAGAATATTTGAATATACTTCAAAACCTATAGACATTATTATATTTTGATTATATTATTTTATAAATATATTATTAAAATCAATTTTATATGAATATTGATGAAATTTATGAAAAAAAAATAGTTCATTTCCAATCAGTTAAAAATAATATATCTAAATTATTGAAAATGTTCCATATAAAAACATCTGTAAGTTTTAACAAAATCTGCTATTATGATAATGAAAAAAAAAATATTAAAAAAAGAACATCTTCAGAATATCATAATAATATATATGAGAGTATTTTAATCAAACTTAATAGTAGTAATATCGATAAATTAATAGAATCGTATCATATAAAAGATAAATTCGAAAATAATTTAATTAGTTTATTTTCATTAATATTAAACAAAATAATTAAATTTAAATCAAACATAAGAAAATTTAACTTAAGTTATGAAAATAGTTATCTTATTACAAAAATACCAAAATATGAAAACTATTTTAATTTTAATATTAATATAAAAGATGAAAACATAAATAGCATTTTGATAATGCTCATATTGAAACTAGAAAAAGTTTCTAATCGTAATATTTTAAGTAGTTTAAATATAAAACATATTCCAAAACCGGTATTAAAAAAATACAAAAATACAGAATATAAAAAAGAAAACACTATTACTAATACTATATTGAAAGGCTGTATCTTTCTATTAGAAAGAGAAAAATATTACTTGGATTACCTTTCCAAATTAAAAAAATACCTTAATGATATTTCTCTTTGTCTTAACGACATAAAGAAAACCATTTATTGTATTTTTAAAAATAAACTCTAAAAAAGACTTCAAGAGCCTTTACATCTCTTGCGAGAGAGTAAAATTCCTCGGATACTTGACCCATCTTTCTCTCCTTTTTTGCCTCAGGGGAGAGAGACCTCGCTAGATTTTGGTCTAGCGCATACTGCCTTTCGGATCGCATTTTAAACACGCTAATCTCGCGTAAAATGGCAAGCTTAACTTGGCGTTTATCCGCTTTTTCTTCAAACATCTGATTCTTTATTTGTCCAAGAAAAATCCGAGCAGTTTTAAGGTCAGAGTAAGAACCGATAAAATCTGTAACAAGTTTAGATAGTACAGCGCTTAACTTCATTTTTCGCAAAGCTTTTTAATATATAAAAAAAAATTCAATTTTTTTTTTTTCTTTTGCTAAGGTTTTATTAGTAGTTACAATTGTAACTATATATAGGAAATGTTATAATTATACATTAATTTATATAATCCTTATGGGTCATAATATTAGAACTATTGATTAAATTAATAACATATTCTTCACCCTTTAATGTACTAATTTGTTCATAAAATGTTAATTTAGTACCACCGTTATATTTGTAAACTAATCCATTTTCTAACAGTTTGTCATTTATACTAACATTTGGATCGTCTAATGTATAAACCTCTGCTATTTGTCTGCCAAATTTTGCTTCATATTCAGTTATTTTTACAGACAAAACACTTGGTTTATTGTTTAAAAATAAATTATCAACTCTATTGTTTTCAAATGTTATATTTTCGACATCTGTATTATAAGAAATTTTACCATAAGAACAAAGATTTACAACAAACTGTTTAGCTTTTCTTGCAATTTTTTTACATTCGTTTTCTAGTAATTTTTCTATTAACTCATGCTTCTTAGATTTATATTTAACAGGATTTTTTTTATCGTCTTGGTTTTTCATTTCTGGAGAATCGATTCTAGCCAAACGTAATTTAAATTCTGTAAAATATCCATATGCCCATATTGCTCCTGTTATAGTATCGGCATCATATACTTTTCGTACCATACAATAAACATCAGAACCAGATAAATTAAATCTTTTTTCCAAAGTACAACAATCATTACTATCATAAAGTTCGGCATTAAATGTTTTTTTCCATTTTTCACCTCTTAATCTTGATTCTTCTAGATTTTTTTGTTTTTTTTCTTTTCTATTTAAAACTTTTTCTTCTACCGGTTCCTCTAAACTCTTTGTTTTAGTTTCTGTAATAGTTTTAGATTCTACCGGTTCCTCTAAACTCTTTGTTTTAGTTTCTGTAATAGTTTTAGATTCTACAGGTTCCTCTAAACTCTTTGTTTTAGTTTCTGTAATAGTTTTAGATTCTACCGGTTCCTCTAAACTCTTTGTTTTAGTTTCTGTAATAGTTTTAGATTCTACAGGTTCCTCTAAACTCTTTGTTTTAGTTTCTGTAATAGTTTTAGATTCTAAAACATTTTCTTTAGGAAATACAATCGTTTTTTCTTCTTTTTCAAGGAAAGATTTTGCACAATTAGCAACACAAGTAGCCAAACTAAATAGACAAAAACAACAAGAATTCATTTGTTTTTTGTATAAATTATAATTCAATTTTAAACTATATATTTTTCTTATTATCTTCTTGTTCCGATATATTTTCTTTTGGTATATTATTAAGAGGTTTGATAGATTTAATTATTTTAGTTTTATTTTTTTGTAATTGTTCTTTTTTTGATTCTGTAATTCCTTTTTGTACAAAAGAAGAGATATTTGGCGTCTCTTTTTCTATGATTTTTTTATCAACCGATTCTTGCAATTTTTCTTTAGATTCGTTGGAAGATGTTATTGATATTTCTATATTATTTACAGATGTATTATTGGTTAAACCAACCTCTAAAGTCTCTTTTATTTCTAATAAATCCAATACTTCATTTTTTAATATAGGTGCTGTGTTGTAAATAACTTCAAATTGTTGAAAATATTTCATTAATGTTACATGACCTCCCTCATCTCTTTCTTCCCGTGGTATTCTGAGTATAATACTTATTTCATCATTTATTTTTTTGAAAGCTATATATGTATCTTGTGATTTTGTTAAAGTTACATCAATTTTCTTAAAATTTTCTATAAGTGATACCAAAGATACCATTAAATTACTAAAACCTACTACAAGAGATACCCATTTATTGTATTCATTTGGAATATATCCGCTATTGGAAATACTTAAAAATCCACTAATAGATGATAAAACAATTATAGGTATTCTATATTTTTGTAACATTTCTTTATATTTGTTATAATTTGTATGGTATTTTTTATACATTTCATTGGAGTATTTGTGAAGTAAATACAACCCTTTTTCGTGTGAATCGTTCCAATCATTATCATTTACCGGCATTATATCTAAAGTATTATAAATTTATATAAAGTTATTCAAAAAAAAAATATCAATATATGTTAATTAATAATCTATTCTATATTTTTTTGTATATGTTAATTAATATTCTATATTTTTTTGTATATATTTGTAAATTATGTTATCAGAAGTAATTTCATTATATACATCATTTATTTTATCATATTCATAACATTTTAATAAACCGTCCTTTAAATTATAAAAATATGTCTCATTATTAAATACAATTTCTTGCACTGTTACATTTTCTTCTTCCAATGAAATACAAGGATTAGTTTGTTCAAGATCTTTCATTATGTTTTCATTATATAAACTACGATTAGTAGGTTTACACATTAAACAGTTAAATTTTTCACCAATTTTTTGAGGTGCTGATTTTTTATGAATATGACAATCTATACTCGCTTCGATCATACTTATATAAAATCTTAATAATAGTGTTTTCATTTTAATTCCTTTATTATACATATAAATATCGGTAGTTTGGTCTGTAACACCTTCTGGATTTTTATAATCTACTGGAAAATCGGATAAATAAATATATGGTTGAACATTTCTTTCAGATTCTGGTAAATGATTGTGAGATTTATATCTAACACCTCTAGCAATAACTTGTTCTATTCTAGAATAGTTCCAAAATGGTTCCATTATATGTACATATCTAACATGTCTCAAGTCAAGACCTTCGGCATTAGATCCAGAAATCATTAATAATCTAATCTTAGAACCATTTACATTATCATTACTATTAAAAATAGTTATAATATGTTTTTGAATATCTTGATCTACTTCACCAGATAAAATTGCAAAAATATTATTTTTTTTTTCTTCTTGTCCAAATTCAGACCATCCTTTTGATTTTAAAATTAATGCAAAAATAGCCAAACCTTCTCCTGTTACAAAATTAGAATATAATAGATGACAAACATTTTCTGATTTTTCTATATTTTCATATATTTTTTTCATTTTAGGAGAATAGATTTCTAAATTATTAAGAATATTAGATGATATATTAATAATATCTTTAAATACAGTACCATCTTCTAAATTTTTTATTTTCAATACTTCCGGAAGTAAAAAATTAGAAATCTGTCTAGACCATATTCTATAACTTGATCCTTTACCTTTTGGTTTTTGCATATTATTAATTTCTTGTTTTTTTTTATTTTTTTTATTAGTACCAGTTTCTTTTTCTCTAGCTTGATTATAAATGATGTATTGTTGAGTACTCATATGTACTTTTTCTATAATTATAGGCAATTGAGTAGGAAAATCAGGTTTAACTATTGGATCTTTTGAAGTTACAGATGTTAACCACATATCTCCCATATAAGACAAAAGTCCATATATTCTGTTTTTAAATATTTCTTTATTCTTTACAGTATTTGTATCAAAATTAATAAACAATTCGCAAAACATTTCATAATCAGTTGGCATAATTTTATCGCCAGCTAACATATTGAAAAGTGGAACCAATTCAAATGGATGATTTATAATAGGCGTGGCTGTAAGAAATACAAGCTTTAAATTTTTAGCATTCATTATATAATTATACATTGTAGAAGCGTTTTTACTACCATTTACAACACTATTAAAAAAATTATGAGCTTCGTCTACTATTAATAATACATTATTAAGATGAATTTCTCTATCTATAATTTCCATAGTTTTTTCATAATGCATATCTTCTTCTGTTTTGTTACTTTCTGATACCTTTTTTAACATATTATTAGCATTAGAAGAGATATAAGTATATTCTGTATTTTTTATATCTTTGTTTTCGGTTAATTTATTATATTGTTCTATTCCTGCTTTAAAATTATTATGCAAAGATTTTGAACTTAAAATAATTACTTTATAATTGTTTTTTAATTTATTAGCAATAGCTACAGCTATCATTGTTTTACCATAACCGGTTCCGTGAAAAACTAATATACCCCTATTTTTTGTATTCACAAAATATTCATATACTAATCGCTGTTGATATTGTAAAATATCTTGTTTCTCATATTTATAATCAGATAATTTTTTATTAGT